ATTAGCCTCTGCTTATAAAGGAGCTATTGCTTCAGTCCTTGAAAGAGATTCAGACTCTATAACTTATGATGACCCTCGCCTGCGCTCTGCTTTACAGTATGTAGATGCTAATGGCAAACCATCCGTCAAGCCATTATGGCAGTTTGAGAAAGAACTACGCATGACTCCTGAGTGGGAAAAAACTAATAATGCAAGAACTACTATTGATAATCTTTCTTATAAAGTACTTACAGATATGGGGCTTGTATAGTGGCTGAGAAAAGAAATCCTGATAAGATAGCAGTAGAAGAATTTTTAGAAAAAAGAAATACAACGCCTTCCTTTGACCCTGCTCGTTTCCGTATGGGAGAAGAAAAAGATAGACCTACTCCTTCTCGTGATTATGATGCTGAATCAGCTGCCGCTGCAAAAGAAGCAGAAGCTGCACTTGCAAAGGCGGAGCAACTTGCCCGTGAAGCCCGTGAAGGTGAAGCTAGAGCAAAGACTTTGGCTGAGTTAGATGCTTCTGAAGCAGCAAGGATAGCAGCAGAAGCAGCAGTAGCAAAAGCAAGGGCTGATGCAGAAAAAGCAGCAGCAGAAGCGGCCGCTAAAGCCGCTGCAGAACAAGCCAGACTTCAAGCAGCACTAGATGCAGCGAATAAAGCAGCAGCAGCTGCAGCAAACAAATCTGCAGCAGAAAAGGCAGCAGCAGAACTAGCAGCAAGAAATGCTGCAACAGCATTGGCTGCTGCTAACGCTGCTAATGTAGCAAGTGGCAATTTAAATGTGGCTGGTAATGTATTTATACCAGCAACTCCTGCTGCTGGTGGTATGGGTGCTTCCGATATCTTGGCTAAACAATATGCCGAGGCTCAAGCCCAACGCGAAAAAGACCAGCAAATGCAACGTCAGTCTATCACGGATATTCTTACTGATAGATTTACAAAATATAATCTTACAGGGCTTTTTCCCACAATCAAACGTCTTGCTCAAGAAGGCGCAACTGAGTCAACAATTACCTTTGCCCTACAAGAAACAGAAGATTACAAACGTAGATTCAGGGCAAATGAAGAGCGTATAAAGAAAAACTTACAAGTTCTTACACCTGCTCAATATCTTAATTTAGAAGATAGTTATCGCCAGACATTACGTGCATATGGGTTAAAACAATTTGACACAGATGATTACGTGTCTCAGTTTATTAGCAATGATATGTCCCCTACTGAGTTATCTCAGCGTGTTGTTACAGCTGTTCAACGAGTACAAAATGCTGACCCAGCCATTACCAAGACTCTTCGTGACTTCTATGGTATTGGACAAAATGATTTAGTTGCTTATGTTCTTGACCCAAATCAACAGTTGCAGAAGATTGAGCGTCAAGTAGCAGCGGCTGAGATTGGCTCAGCAGGCCGACTACAAGGCATTAATGTTGGAGTACCTGTCGCTGAGCAACTTGCAGCACAAGGCATTACTCAAGCAGAAGCGCAACGTGGTTATGCCACGATTGCTGATATCCTGCCTACGGCTGAAAAGCTTTCTGGTCTCTATGGCAAAAGTATGGAAACATACGGACTTGCAGAGGGAGAACAAGAAGTGTTTAACACGCTTGCCTCAGCACAACGTAAGCGTAAAAATTTAATTGGTAGAGAAATAGCTGAGTTTAGTGGACAGTCTGGCGTAGGCAGAGGTTCACTAGGAACAGCAACAGGCGGACAATACTAGAATCCTGAGCGGACCCATCGGCCCCGCCAGCGTATTAGACCGATAGCAAGAGCCAACCTATTTCCCCGAATAGACTTGAGGCTTGCGACTAACAACGAATAGAAGGGTGGTTGCTATGAGCAACAACTACTGGGATGATGAAGAAGACGATGACCAAGATACTCAAGAGTATGCAGGCGACGGCAGTGACTTATTAAAAAAGTTACGCAAAGCCAAGCGTGCAGACGAAAAGAGAATCAAGGAACTCACTGAGCAACTTGAGGGTTTATCCAAGGTGCAGCGTGAGCGAATTGTCAAAGAAGTCCTAGCAAAAAAGGGTGTCAATGAGAAAGCCGCACGCCTTGTGATGAAAGACTTGGATGATGTTAACGAGGAGTCAGTTTCTAACTGGCTCGATGATAACGCAGACTTGTTTGGAATCAAGGTAGCGGAACAAGAAGCACCAGTAAGTCAGCAGGACCTTGCACGGCTTCGCCATCAAGATGTCCTGACACAAGGTGCTTTGACACCTGACAGAGGGCTAGATGTAGAGCAACGCATGAAACAAGCTACTTCAGCGGAAGAGCTACTATCTATACTTCAGTCACAACAATAATCCGTTCATAGTCAAGGAGACTAAAACTAATGTCACAATTTATATCAACCGCGAGTACATCTCTCGGTGGAACAGTTGGTGGCGCAGGTCTCGTACAGAAGGCGTATGACCGTCTTCTCGAGTTCGCTCTCCGTTCAGAACCACTACTTCGTTCTGTCGCAGATAAGCGTCCTGCCCGTCAATCACTTCCAGGTTCAACTGTAGTGCTACAGCGCTATGTTGATTTGGATGCAAAAACTTCAACACTAACAGAAACTACTGACCCAGATGCAGTCGCAATGACGACTCCAACATCAGTAACCATTACTCTTAACGAGTATGGTAATGCTGTTCTTGTTACCCGTGCTCTTGAGTTATTCTCACTAGCAGACGTAGACCCAGCAATTGCAAATATCATTGCATACAACCTTGCTGATTCTATTGACAAGGTTGTTTCAACAACTCTTGTCGGCGGAACTAACGTAATTTATGGTGGTAGCACTGCTACAAGCACCGCAACAATTTCCGCAGCCGCAACAATTGATTCAGCAGACATCCGTAGGGCTGTCGCTAAACTCCGTGCTAATAAGGCCAAGGCTCGCCGTGGCTCTTACTACTGGTGCGGTATCCACCCAGAAGTTTCCCACGACCTGCGTGCAGAGTCTGGAAACCTAGGCTGGAACTTCGCTCACATCAACTCTGACCCAGCCGTTAATAACGTATGGGCTGGAGAAATTGGCGATTACGAAGGAGCATTCTTTGTTGAGTCTTCTCGTTTGCCAAGCGAAAAAGCAGGCGCAGACCAGACCGCTCTTGCCACAACCGCAGTAACCGTTGCAGGTATATCAACAGGCTTCACCTTCGGTGTTGCTTCTTCTGCTGTAATTGCAACCCGCGCTGAGGTTGGCGACAAGATTTCTGGAACTGGCATTGCTTCTACAGCAAAGATTTCTGCTATCAGCACTTCAGGTTCAACAACTACATTCACTGTAGATGTTGCTAACACTGCTGCTGTAACAGCAACTACTGTTGTAACTGTAACTCCAGTAACACGCGTATTTGATACTATCCTCTGCGGACAGCAAGCACTTGCTGAAGCTGTTGCAGAAGAGCCACACATTGTTATCGGAAACGTAACCGATAAGTTGATGCGCTTCCGCCCAATGGGTTGGTACGGCGTACTCGGCTTTGCACGTTATCGTGAAGAAGCACTGTTCCGTATTGAATCAGGCTCCTCAATCGCAGCTCTCTAGTTGATTGACTCTGAAGGGTAGGCCTAGAAACCTACCCCTTGGGGTGAGTTCATTAGGAGGACTTATGACTGAATACATTTTCACAACCCCTGTGGCCGAAGAGGGCCCAGCAGGTCAAGCCCGCCTATTCTACTTTTATAAACTTGACAGGGGCATTACAATAGTACTAAAGCCTACAGGTGGATACGCACAGGTTCGCTTCCCAGTCGATGGTGACTTGAAAGCATTTCCTAAAGTATATGCAGGTGGCTATAATCACACAGTAGATGATGCTACTAAGGCAGCACTAATTGCTGGCGGTGTAGGTGTCACAGAGGATAACTTTACAGCGATATGAAACATTGGGAACATCACCCTGAGCCAGTCGAAGGATGCTTTGGCTGTAAGGGTTTGAGTATACAGATGAACACTGGTGATGCACATAGCCAAAGGTCTATGCCAACTAAAGCATTTAACAAAGAATTGGATGCCTACAAAAAGGCGAGAGCCCAGGGTATCCAGCCTGCTGGAACTTCTATGAAGAAGATTCAAGAGGCAGTTAAGGCTAGTGAGATACTGGGTAAACCTTATGACTCT